TGTGTTTCTACACTACCAACACCACCAATAAATAAGTAAAAAGTCTCCTTCAAATGGCTGCTATTATAACTGATCAGATCAGGATATTAAATGCGAAGAATTTTGTTTCTGACGTAGGTATCAATACATATTATTCTTTCATTGGATTGCCTAATCCTGCTGATTATCAATCGGATTGGAATAATTCCCCTCCATCACCGAAAGATAATTTTGATCAAGAGAATGATTATTGGGATACAATGATCGCTCTTAAAAAAATCACTACAACTGATATAAGGCAAGTTGTACCCAAGACCTCTTGGTCATCTGGTACTACTTATGATTTTTATCGTCATGATTATAGCAGAACAAACACTGCGAAGGTGTCTGGTGCAACTAACTTATATTCTGCCACTTATTTTGTAATTAATTCCGAATATCAAGTTTATATCTGTTTGCAGAATGGAACTGATCCAGACAACCCAAATGGTCGTCCTTCCCTTGACGAACCAACCTTTACAGATCTAGAACCAAGATCTGCTGGAACGAGTGGTGACGGTTACATTTGGAAGTATCTTTTTAGAATCAAACCAAGTGCAATTGTAAAGTTTGAGACAACAGATTTTATTCCCGTTCCCTCTGACTGGACGACTGGAACAGATAATGCTCCAGTTAGAGACAATGCTGTTGATGGATCTATCAAGATTGTAACAATTACTGATCGTGGTGTTGGACTGGGAACTGCAAACAGAACTTATAGCAATGTTCCAATTAAAGGAGACGGAACAGGTGCTACTTGTACGATTGTTGTTAACAATGACCAAAAAGTAGATTCAATAACTGTTTCAAACCAAGGTTCTGGATATACTTACGGCAACATTGATTTAGTTGGAGGTAGTGTTCCCACTGGAACTACAAGACCAACATTTGATGTAATTATGACACCTCAGGGTGGTCATGGTGCTGACATTTATAGAGAACTCGGTGCATATAATGTTCTCCTATATTCTAGAATTGAAAACGATAATGAAAACCCAGATTTCATTACTGGAAACCAAGTTGCCAGAATTGGAATCGTTCAGAATCCAGAAGAGAGTGTAGGAACTATCTTATCGTCAGATAAAGCAAGTGCTGTTCCTGCTTTAAGACTTGTTGGAGCAGGATATAGTTCAGCATCTTTCACTGCCGATTCTTATGTAACCCAAACTGTTTCTACTGGAACTACTGCTGTAGGTCGAGTAATTAACTATGATCAAACTACAGGTGTTTTAAAGTATTGGCAAGATAGATCAGTATCTGGATTTAATACAGTCGGAACTGCTCAAACACAACCAACATATGGATTTGATTTGACGGAATTTACTTCCGCTCCATCTACCGGTGGAAGTCTGACAATTGTTCCATCCACAGGATCAAACTTGGCGATTGATACCTCTTTCACGGGTGTCAGCACTGTAATAAATAATAGGACATATTACCTTGGTCAAACATTTACTAGTGGTGTTGCTGAACCAGAAGTTAGACAACATTCTGGAAACATCATTTACGTAGATAACAGACCTTCGATTACCAGGTCATCGAACCAAAAAGAAGATATCAAAGTCATTTTGCAGTTCTAACGGATTATGCCACAGCAAACGAACCTTAACGTAGCGCCATATTTTGACGATTTTGACGCGAATAATGACTTTCATAAAGTGTTGTTTAAGCCTGGATATCCTGTCCAGGCTAGAGAATTAACAACACTTCAATCTATCTTACAAAATCAAATTGAAAAGTTTGGCAAACACTTCTTTAAAGAGGGTGCCAAGGTAATCCCCGGAAATACTGGATATAGTCAATATTACTATGGTATTCAATTAGTTAATAATTTTAATGGAGTTCCTGTTGAAGCATATGCAGATCAACTTATAGGAACTAAAATCACTGGACAGACTTCTGGTGTAACGGCATTTGTAGATTCTGTTCTTGCCCCAAGTGACTCTGAAAGAGGGAATCTTACTCTTTACATCAATTACTTATCATCCAACACCACAAATAATGCAACTCAAACATTCTCTGATGGAGAATCTTTGACATGTGATACCATAATTACTTCAGGACTTCTTGGTAATACTACTATTGAGATTGGAGCTCCTTTTGCTAATACTTTACCAGCAACTGCAGCAGTCACTGGGTCTTCTTTCCAAATCCAAGATGGTGTTTATTTTATAAGAGGTCAGTTTGTAAATGTACAAACAGAAAATCTTGTTCTAGATCAATACAGCCCTGCTCCTTCTTATAGAGTTGGATTATTGATTACAGAAGAAATCATCACTGCAGATCTTGATGAGACACTGAACGATAATTCACAGGGATTTAATAACTATGCTGCTCCGGGAGCAGATAGATTAAAAATTAGTGCTAGGTTGTCTAAAAAACCACTTATTGATTTTCAAGACGATAATTTTGTTGAACTTGCGACTATTTCTGATGGAGTTTTAAGATCTCAAGTAAGAAACACCGATTACTCCTTTGATTTCATGGACATCCTCGCAAGGAGGACGTTTGCCGAATCTGGAAATTATACAGTTAAAGATTTTGATATTAGCGTTGAAAATGCTTTAAACAATAACGTTGGAAATAGAGGTTTATTCCAAGCAGGACAATTTACACCTACAGGAACACCAGCAACTGATGCCATTGGTCTTTACAGGGTTGGACCCGGTAGAGCATTTGTCAAAGGTTATGAAGTAGAAACTGTAGGACCCACTTTCCTTGATTTTGAAAAACCAAGAACTACCAAAACGATTGAAGATCAATCAATCATTTATAATACTGGACCAACCATTAGAGTCAATAACGCTTATGGTGTTCCAAAGGTTGGTCTTGGCAACACATTCACAGTAAGTTTGAGAGATACCAGAATTGGTTCTGCCTCTACGATTGCTGCTGGTACAGAAATTGGTCTTGCTCGTGTATATGATTATGCTTTAGAGTCTGGATCTTATAATTCCACAAATGCTGCGATCAATGAGTGGGATGTTTCTCTCTTTGATATTCAATCATTTACCACAGTGACTCTGAATGAGAATCACACTTTGAGCGTCCCAACCTTTGTTAAAGGTCTTCAAACTGGAGCAACTGCTTTCTTGAGAAGTGCTGTAAGCGCATCTAAGTCACTTACACTTTATGAAGTAGAGGGTCAGTTTAATGAGTTTGAACCACTAGCGTTCAATGGAGTTGATAGTGGATATGTTGGCGTAGCAATTACTAATTTTGGCATATCAGATGTTAAGTCTGTTCATGGAGTTGTTGGTGCAGGATACACGTTTAATGCTGATGTTATACAAGCACCCAAAACTTTAGTTGGTGTTGCAACAATTACTACTACATCTGGTGCTGCTGGAATTAGTACGGTAAGAAGCACTAATCCACGATTCCCAGCAGATATCAAGCTGAATAATTTAGTTCGTTATTCTGATGTCAATAGAACTGGAAATACTAATAGTGATCCTGCTTTTGCAAGAGTTGTTTCTGTCGGATCATCTCATATCACAATCACTGGTGTTACAACAGTAACCGGTGTTGCAATTGGTGGAACTGTAGCAACTCAAATTGATGTACAGGACTTCACTGTTCTTACAACCAAATTACAATCATCTAGTGACAATACTCTTTATACTCGTTTACCAAAAGGCAACGTTGCAACAGTAGATCTGACCAGTGCTAATATCACTATCAGAAAAGAATTCACTGTCAATATTGCCAGTAATCAACTTTCGTCAAATGTTTCTGCTGGAGAAAATGAAACTTTCTTGCCTTTTGACGAAGAAAGATATGCTCTTGTAAGATCAGATGGAACAACAGAAACTCTCACTTCAGATCGTCTTGTATTCTCTGAAGGTGGCACAAGACTTCAAATTAAAAATCTAGGATCTAATAATACTGGTGCAACTTTAATCACAACTCTTAAAAAAGAAAAACCAAAGGCAAAGGTTAAAGTTAGAAATAGAGTTAGTAGTGTAGTTGTTGATAAGTCAAAACTCACTGCATCTGGAACTGGATCTACTACATTAAATGATGGACTTACCTATGGAGAATTCCCATTTGGAACAAGAGTTCAAGATGAAAGGATCTCTCTTAATGTACCAGATATTATCAATATCCATGGTATCTTTGAATCTGCTGATAATGACACGGCATCTTCACCAAAAGTAACTCTCACTAACCTCAACAGTTCATCAACGACAACATCGGAATTTACTCTTGGTGAGCAAATTGTAGGACAAAACAGTGGTGCTGTAGCAATTGTTGCTGAAAAATTATCTGATAGTCAGATTTCTTTCCTCTATAAAAATGATATTAATTTTAGAGAGGGAGAAAACATTGTTTCTGCAGAAACTGGCATTCAAGGAACAATCTCTGCTCTTGATTCTCCTAGTTTTGATATCTCTGCAAACTATATGTTTGTTGATGGACAGGAAGAGACTATTTACAACACTGGTTTCTTAAAGAGAAAAGCAGATTCTTTAGCACCGGCAAAACAATTAAAAGTATATTTCAGCAATGGAAGTTTCCAATCTACAGATGATGGAGATATTACCACAGTTGAGTCATATAATTCGTTTGACTATGCCTCAGAACTCCCTACTGTAAATGGAATTGCTGTTAGTGACATTATTGATATCAGACCTAGAGTTTCTGATTACACGGTATCTGCAGACTCCAGATCTCCTCTAGAGTTTTTGGGAAGATCCTTTGATGCCAGTGGAAACTCAGCAGCAAATGTTTTAGCTTCTGATGAGTCAATTCTTACTACATTCTCTTACTATCTTGGTAGAATTGATAGAATTTTCTTAACGAAAGAAGGAAAATTCCAAATCAAATATGGAGAACCTGCAGATAGACCAGTAAAACCGGGTCCCGTTGATGATGCTATTGAAATTGCAAGTATAACCCTTCCACCATACTTATACATCACTGCTCAAGCAAGTCTTACTTATCTAGAGCATAAGAGATTTACTATGAGCGACATTCGTCGCATTGAAAATAGAGTTAGAAATCTTGAGTATTACACAACTCTTTCATTGTTAGAAACTAACACTGCAAACTTGTTTGTTCCTGACAATGATGGTCTGAATAGATTTAAGTCAGGGTTCTTCGTTGATAACTTTACTGGATTCCAACCACAAGAACAATATAGTGAAATTAAAAACAGTATTGATCTTAAGAACAAAGAACTTAGACCAAAGCATTACACAACTTCAGTTGATTTAGTTTTTGGTCCTGTTGTTAATGCAGATGCTACTGCTGATTTGAATTTTACTTCAATTGAAGGAATCAATGTAAGAAAAGCAAACGATATTGTCACTCTTGACTATGCTGAGGTTGAGTGGTTATCACAAACTTTTGCCACTAGAGTTGAAAATGTAACTCCTTTCCTCGTCAGTTTCTGGCAGGGATCCATGGAGTTAACTCCATCATCTGATACTTGGGTTGATCAGTCAAGACTGGAAGCAAAGATTATCAATACTGAAGGTAATTATGCGGAAACTTTCAACGCTTCTGTAGAGGCGGGTCAAATTGATCCTCAGACCGGTTTCGGACCAGTTCTTTGGGATTCTTGGGAAACTAACTGGACAGGTGTTGATATCATTAACACTACCAGGGAGAGAACCGAAACTCAAGGTGGAGAGTGGGTTGGTTGGGCTGGACGACCTGGTGGTGGAGTAAGACCTGCTTTTGGTACAAGAACCACTACAACAGTTAGAGAACAACTTCGCGAAAGAGTTGAAACTGGTGTAGAAAGTAGATCTGGAACTTCTCTGGCAATTACTGAACAATTTGATCAAACATCTGTTGGTGATCGTGTTGTAAGTAGAGATCTTATTCCATTCATGAGATCTAGAAATATTGAGTTTATTTCTAAGAGAGTAAAACCACTCACAAGACTTTATGGTTTCTTTGAGGGAGTTGATGTAAGTAAGTATTGTGTTCCAAAACTTCTGGAAATTGAAATGCTTTCTGGAACATTTGAAGTTGGTGAAACTGTAACTGGAACTGTGGTTCAAACTGGTCTTGGACCAGATACAACAGACACTGCAGCAAACATCACCTTTAGAGTTGCATCAGCAAATCACAAAGAAGGTGCTTATAATATCCCAACCAAAATCTATCCAGAAAATCCATATGTTGCTGGACAAGATTTGCCAGCAACATATTCTTCCACATCAACAGTCTTGAATGTTGATACTTTCTCTCTCCAAGCAGAAGTTCAGGGACAGTATCAAGGATATGTTGAGACTGGTATGACCCTTAGAGGTTCTACTAGTGGCGCGAGAGCAAACATCACAAATGTCAGATTAGTATCTGATATTGCTGCTCATATCGCTGGCAGTTTCTTTATTCCAAATCCAAACAATCTTAATCATCCAAGATTTGAAACTGGAACAAAGACCTTTGTTCTCATTAATGATGAAGACAATGATCAGAATCTCTGTACTACAATTTCTGAGGAGGCATTTAGTGCCACTGGAACTCTGGAGACGGTTCAGGAAAATATCATTTCTGTTAGAAATGCTCGTGTTGAAAATAGACAACAGTTCCAGAGTAGAAATGTTAACCGCACATTGGGAACTGAAGTTGTTAGTAGTGAAGTAACTGGTAGAAGATCCGAAAGAGTTGAGATTGGTTGGTACGATCCTCTGGCTCAATCCTTCCTTGTAGAGGATGAGACTGGAGTCTTCTTGACTAGATGTGATGTTTATTTCAGAACAAAAGATGACATGGATATTCCTGTTGTCTTCCAAATTAGATCTATGAAGGATGGACTTCCTTCACAACACATTTTACCTTTCTCTGAGGTTGTTCTTGATCCTAATGATGTAAATATTTCATCTGATGGATCTGTAGCAACATCATTTGTATTTAAAGCACCAGTTTACTTAGAGGGTGGAAATCAAGAGTATGCGATTGCTCTTGCTTCTAACTCTACCAAATACACGGTATATGTATCCAGAGTTGGAGAGAATGATCTTCTGACTCAAACCTTTATCTCCAATCAACCATATCTTGGATCTCTGTTTAAGTCACAGAATGCGTCTACTTGGGAACCAAGTCAGTGGGAGGATCTTAAGTTCAATCTGTATAGAGCAGATTTTATTGATAGTGGTTCTGTTGAATTCTATAGTCCAGAATTGGCTCCTGGCAATAATCAAGTTGCCACTCTCCAACCAAACTCTTTGGAAGTAAAATCTAGGGAAGTTAGAGTAGGACTTGGGACAACTATCGGTGACAGCACCTATGTTGTTGGTAACACATTCTCTCAACTTGGAACCAACGCCACTGGTGATCTTACAGGCACTGCTGGTATTGCTACAGGAACACTCAATATCATCAACGCAGGTTTGGGATACACCCCAGCAAGTGGAAACTTCCAATTTAATGGTGTTAATCTGGTTACAGTTACAGGTAATGGTAGAGGTGCTAAAGCCGATGTTTACATTCAGAATGGTGTAGCAATTGCTGCAACTGTTGGAACTGGTGGATCTGGATATCAAGTTGGTGACGTATTCACGGTCAGCACGATTGGATTGAGTTCCGTTGGACAAAATATGAGATTGTCTCTTCCTGGAATTGGAGTTACTCAAGAACTCATTCTTAATAATGTTCAGGGCGATTTTGTTGTTGGAGCTGCTAAGACAATTCAGTTTGTTAATTCTTCTGGAATTACCACAGATCTTAACTACTCATTAGGAGGAGATGTACAAGTCTCTGCTATTAGTGTTGTGAATGATGGTCTGCATATCAAGGTCAACCATAAAAACCATGGTATGTATTTTGATGACAACAGAGTATCAATTTCTGGTGCCCTCCCTAATGTAAGACCAACTAAGTTGAGTGTTGCGTATGGTGCTGATGCGACAACAGCAATTTCTGTTGATAGTGCATCCGTATTCTCTACATTTGAAAATGTTGGCGTTGGAACAACTAATAAAGGATACTTATTAATTGGTGGTGAAGTTATTGAATATGATAATGTTAGTGGAAATAACATTGGTGGAAACATTGTAAGGGGATCTAATCCTATTACATATCCAGTTGGAACTCCAGTTTATAAGTATGAAATGAGTGGAGTTAATCTTCAAAGAATTAACAGAACACACAATCTCAATGACACAACCGTTTCAAATCCAATTAGTTTTGACTCTTACAATATTAAGATTGATACTGGCAGTGTAACTGGAACGGGTAGAAGCACTGACATTGGACATCCAACTCTATACCTCAATAGTACAAAGAGCACTGGTGGATATAATGTTAAGGCAACACAAAATATTCCTTTTGAGATTATTACACCATCTATACAAAATGTAACTGTCGAAGGAACTTCTCTCATCGCAGAACTCAGAACAACAACTTCCAAGAGTTTGAGTGGAAATGAACTTCCATACCTTGATACTGGATTTGAATCAATTGCTCTTAATCAGGCAAACTACTTAGATTCACCAAGAATGATTGCATCTAAAGTTAACGAAGATGCTAAACTTTTAACTACAACTGGACAGAAGTCAATGAATATGAGACTTCTTATGAACACTACGGATACGAGAGTATCTCCAGTGATTGATGGTCAAAGAGTAAGTGTAGTTCTTACTTCTAACAGAGCAAATAGCATTATTACAAATTATGCTACTGATGCTAGAGTCAATGTGATTGAGAATGATCCTACATCATGCCAGTATATTTCTAAAGAAATTATTCTTGAACAATCAGCTTCTTCAATCAAGATTCTCGTTGAAGCACATGCTACTGCTAATGCAGATGTTAGAGCGTTCTACGCGGTCAATGCAAATCCAGGAAAAGAACCAATCTTTGTTCCTTTCCCTGGATACTCAAACTTGAATGAAAGAGGTCAAGTAATTGATGCCAAGAACAATAATGGCGAGTCTGATGTATTCATGACCAAATCAAATAGGTATGCTTTTGAGTCACAAAACCTAGACTTTAAAGAATACACATTCACAGTTGATGATTTACCTGAGTTTAGAACTTACAGAATTAAACTTATTCTAACATCTACAAGTCAGGTTCATGTACCTAGAGTAAGAAACCTGAGAGTTATTGCACTTGCTTAATTATGGATATCAACTATACAATTGAAGGACATGGGGATCTCGCCAGAGATCCCGAATCTAATTCCATCGTGAATGTGAATGAATTTGAATATAATCAGTATCTTTCTAGGAGGAAATCAAAGTCTAAAGAGACTCAAAAAGTGCAGACAATTGAGGATGATCTTGCTAATATGAAAGGTGAGTTGAATGAAATCAAGTCGTTACTAAAGGAGTTAATCAATGGATCCTGATACTATTGAATTAAATAATCTTTCAAAGATGTTTGCTTATACACAAGTAGCATCTGAGATAGATAGTTGTGATGACAAAGACACTTTGAAAAACATTGCTAAGTCTTTTTGTAAATTATATTATAAACAACAAGAAACAATGCAGATCATAGGACTATCAGATGGCGAGTAAGAATATCACCTTTGA